GCTGGGGGTGGTGGAGCGGGTGGGGTTGCCGGAACACCAACAGCAACTGGTCCGGGCATCGCGGGTACAGCTGGTCAGGACGGTACGTTCTTCTCCAATGTTGGTAAAGGTGGAGGAGGTGGAGCCGGTGGAGTGGGTAAATATGGCTCCGGAGGAACTACCTGTAACGCTGCTACATCCGGAGGACGTGGTTCGTATAATCCTGGTAACACGGCCGTCTATGGGCCCGGAGATACTCCGCATAATGACGGATCTAGCGGCTCGCAAAACGTCATACCTGGAGGTGCAAGTGGGGCTAAAGCCGCTCCTTTGAACGGTTTACCGACAGTATACGGACAATCCAAAGGTGCACGAGCAGTAGGCGACCCTGGAGTTGTGATTGTTCGTCTAACGGCGGAATAATTATGATTACTTTCACAGAGAAAGGCTCGTTCAAGAATACCGAGTCATATTTGCGTCGATTGAAGAAAGCCGAGCAATTCGCCATTCTGAGTAAGTACGGATCGATTGGCGTAAATGCGCTTTCAAATGCTACTCCAGCTGATACCGGGTTAACTGCCGCTTCTTGGTCGTTCACTGTTGAAGCGCGACCGGGATATTATTCGATTCGTTGGCACAACAGCCATCAAGAAAACGGTTTGCCGATTGCGGTTCTGATTCAATACGGTCACGGTACGGGAACTGGCGGTTACGTACAAGGTCGAGATTATATTATGCCTGCTATTCGACCTATTTTCGATCAAATCGCAGCAGAAGCATGGAAGGAGGTGACTAGAGTTTAATGCCTACTATTGACGACAAAGTCGTGGCAATGAGTTTCGAGTCGAGTAAGTTCGAATCTGGCGTCAATAGTGCAATTAATGCTCTGGAGAAGCTAAAGTCAGCTCTTCACTTCCCTGCTGCAGGCAAAGGTCTTGACGATATCAACGCGGCAGCCAAGCGAGTCGATCTCGGTTTTATCAGCCGTGGTATCGACGCGGTCAAGAACGCTCTCGGCTCGTTGCGATTGGTAGGACTCGGCGTTTTGACTCATTTGGCCAACATGGCCGTCGATGCCGGGATTAGATTTGCGAAAGCGTTTACACTCGATCCAATCAAAGCCGGTTTCAGTGAATATACGACTAATCTGAACGCCGTCCAGACAATTCTGGCCAATACGCAAGCCGCTGGTACCAAGCTGAAAGATGTTAATGCCGCCCTCAAAGAGCTAAACGATTATTCGGACAAGACGATTTACAATTTCAGCCAGATGGCCAAAAATATCGGTACTTTTACGGCTGCTGGCGTTGATTTGAAGACGGCAACCGGTGCAATCAAGGGTATTGCCAACTTGGCCGCTTTGTCGGGCTCGAATGCCGAGCAAGCATCGACGGCAATGTATCAGCTCTCGCAGGCAATCTCGGCCGGGCGTGTCAATCTGCAGGACTGGAACTCGGTTGTCAATGCCGGTATGGGCGGTACTGTTTTCCAGCGCGCCCTGGCACAGACAGCAGAAGCAATGGGCACGTTGGACAAGGGCGCGGTCAAGCTTACCGGCAGCATGAAGAATGTCACCATCAATGGAGAAAACTTTCGTGCCTCGGTTGCGTCTAAACCTGGTGAGAAATCGTGGCTGACCTCAGATGTGCTGGTTAAGACGCTGGAGCAGTTTACGGGCGATCTGTCCAAAGCCGAGCTCAAGGCGCAAGGTTTCAACGACGCCCAGATCAAGGCGATTCAGCAAACGGCCAAAACGGCCATGCATGCTGCCACCGAGGTCAAGACGCTGTCCGGCGTTTTGGACACGGCCAAGGAAACCGCAGGCTCGGGTTGGGCGCAGACATGGCAGATCATTTTCGGCGACTTTGGTGAAGCGAAAGTATTGTTCACTAATGTCTCCAACGCGATTAACGGTTTTATCAGTGCCTCGGCCGATGCGCGTAACAAAGTACTCGGCGATTGGAAAGCACTTGGTGGGCGTACGCTCTTGATCGATTCGATCAGAACCGCATTTCACAATTTGAGCATGGTTGTCGCGCCGATCAAGGAAGCGTTTCGAGATATTTTCCCAGCCAAAACGGGTAAAGATCTCTATGAGTTGACGCAGCGATTTCACGAATTTGCCGAAGCGCTCAAGCCCAGCCCGGAAACGATCGAGAATTTGAAGCGTACGTTCAAAGGACTATTCGCCCTTCTGGACATTGGTAAGCAAGTTATCAGCGGCATATTTACCGTGTTCGGACGGCTTTTCGGTGCCGTTGGCGATGGTAGCGGCAGTTTCCTGGAGATTACCGGCAATATCGGCGATTTCATCGTCAAAATCGATCAAGCGCTGAAAAAGGGCGACGGACTGCACAAGTTCTTCGAAACAATCGGCGATATTCTTGCTGTTCCGATCAAAATGCTTGGTTTGCTGGGAGCCGCACTTGCTAATTTGTTTAGTGGATTTTCCTCCGGGGGATTTTCCGGACAAATGGATGATGTGAGCCGTTCGATGACTCCCTTGCAGAAAGTTATCGAGGGAATCGTTACGGCGTGGAACAATATGCTCGATGCGCTGAGCAATTCGGGCAAAGTTCTCGCTCCAGCATTCAAGGCGATTGCCGATTTGCTCTCCGGGCTGGGAATTGCGCTCGGTGAAGCAGCCAAGAACATGAATTTCGAGGCAATTCTAGCGGTGATCAGAACAGGCCTCTTTGGTGGTCTGGTGTTGATGTTCAAGAAGTTCTTGGGCAAAGGCACGTTGGCAGACCAGCTAGGTGGAGTCGGTGGTGGTATCATCAAGAACATCGCGGGCACATTCAAGGCGCTCGAGGGTTCGATGGTGGCGTTGCAGCAGAATATCAAAGCCGATACGCTGAAAAAGATCGCGATCGCGATTGGGATTCTGGCTGCCTCCGTGCTGGCACTGTCGTTTGTCGATCCGGATCGCTTGAAATCGTCGTTGGCCGCAATGACCGTCGCGTTTGGTCAGCTATTGGGCGCAATGGCAATTCTCGGTAATATCACCAAGACGGTTGGTTTTATCAAGATGCCGGTGATTGCCGCCTCGATGATCATGTTGGCGGGAGCTATCGACGCGCTCTCGATTGCGGTTGTGATACTCAGTCGGCTCAGCTGGGAGGATTTGCTCAAGGGTCTCGGTGGCGTAGCTGCTCTTTTGGGCACGATTGTTGCTGCGGTGGGACCATTGTCGGCCAATTCGGCAGGAATGATCAAGGCGGGTATCGGTATCTCGGCGATTGCGGTTGCTTTGAATCTACTTGCACTGGCTGTGCGTCAGTTTGCCGGGATGAATATGAGCGAGCTCGGGAAGGGTTTGGGAGCAATTGCAATTGGGCTCGGGATCTTGATTGCGGGAATGAAATTGATGCCGCCGGGGATGGCTTTGTCCGGAGCCGGATTAGTTGCGGTGGCATTTGGTCTCAGAGTTCTAGCAGGAGCAGTCGAGAAATTTGGCGGCATGGACTGGAAGACGATCGGCAAGGGAATGGTTGGCATCGGCGGCGGTCTACTCGTTATCGCTACCGCAATGCGTCTAATGCCGTCGAATATGGTGTTAACAGCCGCTGGATTAGTGATCGTCTCTTTTGCGTTGGGTAAGATTGCCGATGCAATTGGACAAATGGGCGGAATGTCAATTCGAGAGATTGCCAAGGGTCTGGGTACATTGGCTGGGTCATTGGTGATTTTGGCGGCAGCATTGTATGCGATGTCGGGAACATTGGCGGGTGCGGCGGCGCTGGGAATTGCTGCTGCAGGCTTGGCCCTACTTGCTCCGGCTCTGGTTGCTTTGGGAAAGCAGTCGTGGGGAGAGATCCTCAAGAGTCTGATCGTATTGGGAGCGGCACTTACCATTCTCGGGGTTGCCGGAGCAGCACTTTCTCCGGTGATTCCTGCTCTGATCGGTCTGGGTGCTGCTTTGGTTTTGATCGGTGGCGGTCTTGCTCTTGCCGGTGCTGGTATTGCGTTGATTGGTGTCGGTCTCAGCGCGATTGCGGTAGCGGGTCCGACAGCAATCGGGATTTTGATTACCGCGCTGACGCAATTCCAGGAAGCGATTATCAAGAATGCGAAACTGATCATTCTCGGCTTGTTGGAGATTGTTCGGGCGCTGGCTGATACAGCACCGCAATTCGTCGATGCCCTGCTCAAGATTATCGATTCATTGCTCGACGCGATTATCAGATCTTCGCCGAAGATCGCCGAGGCGTTTGAAGCTTTGATGGCTTTGGTCTTGCATGTTATGCATACTAATCAACCGAAGATCATTCAAGCTGGATTCGATATGCTGGTTGCGTTACTGCAGGGAATCAAGAACAATATTCCAGCATTGGTTACGTTGGTGATGGATATTATTACTCGATTCCTGAGCAGTATCGCCAGTAATCTCACCAAGATTATTACAGCCGGGTCGTCGATCATTACTTCCCTGATCAAGGGTATCGCCGATCATATTTCTAACGTGATTACTACTGTACTCGAGATCATTTCTAAGATTGTCTCGACGATTGCCAGCAATCTCGGTAAGATCGCTACTGCCGGTCTAAGTATTCTGACTCGTTTGCTGAGCGCAATTGCCGGTGGTATTGGAGCGGTAATCGATACTGGAGTCGATATTATTGTCGCCTTCGTCAAGGGTATCGGTAAAGCTGGAGATAGAATCGTTACGGCAGCGACCGATACAATTATTAAATTCATGAATACGCTCGTTACGAATTCGGTCAAGCTTGCTGATGCTGGTATGAAAGCAGTCGTTCATTTCTTGAATGGAGTGGCGGCAGCGATCGAAGCCAATTCGGGTGATATTAGAGCTGCAGGATTCCGCGTTGGTGTGGCGCTCGTTGATGGTATGACCGGCGGTCTAGGGAGTAAAGCACAAGAGCTATATAACAAAATTTCCGGCATTATGGATCACGCAATGAGTCTAGTGCATAAGATCCCACTCATTGGCTCACCGTCAAAAGTGACTACCGATGTCGGGGCGAATATCGTTCTTGGCCTGGTCAAGGGAATCAACGATACCGCACAGAAGGCATATGATTCTGCAGAAGCAATGAGCTACGGCGTCATCAATGCGGTTAATACTACGTTCCAAACGGCCTCACCCTCCAAGGTTATGCACGAGATTGGACAATTCGTCGGCCAGGGATTTGCCAACGGTCTCCAAAGCTCGGGTGACGATATCAAGTCGGCATTTGCTGATTTGAATGGCAAGTTGACCGATGCGATGGTCGCGGCACGAGAGACAATTATCCAAGAAGAGGAGAAACTGGCCGAGCTGCGCAAAGCGAAGAAGCCGGATGCCGATGCGATCAAAGAAGCGCAGAAGATCATTGACGAAAACGAAGCCGTGTTGGCACGCTCAACGGAGGGTCATATTGCTCTGACGAAGACGTTGCGCGATGAGAAGGCGGAACTAATCAGCCTAACCTCCGATTATGACAAGATCAGCGAGAACTTGAAAAAAGCACAAGATGCGCTTGCTGACGCAATGAAAACTCGCGATGAGGCAATTCGAAGTTATACGGCTAAATATAGTACGTTGCCGGATATTGTCACCGAGGATGCCGAAGGTCATGCCGTCGATCAGCTGGCCACTTATCTGGGTGCGCTCAAACACGAGGCCGATGCAGTTACTGCCTATCATTCGACATTGGAACAGTTGCGACAGCTGGGTTTGGACGATGCTACCTATCAGAAGCTACTCGACGAAGGTACGATGGATCAAGCTTTCGCCGATCAATTGCTGGCTGGCGGTAAGACCGCTGTCGATGCTTTGAACGTTCTTGATGCTCAGCTGATGGCCGTCTCGGCGACCTTGGCGACCAATGCCGGTAATAATCTCTATCAAGCCGGTGTCGATGCGGCACAAGGGCTGATCAATGGTTTGAACAAGAAACGTTCGGATATTCGCAAAGAGATGGAAGCAATTGCACGCGAGATTCTTACAACGCTGAAGAAGGAGTTGAAGATCAAGTCGCCGTCCGAAGCCTTTGCCGAAATCGGTGTCTGGTCGATGGAAGGTATGGCTAAGGGGCTCGAAGATTCATCGAAGCTGGTGACAGATGCGGTCGATTCAGCTGCGCAGGACGCATTGACGCATATGGAACGTTCGATGCGCGGCATGTCAGATGCAGTAGCAGCGGAATTGAATCAAACACCGGTCATTACGCCGATCTTGGATCTAACACAGATTCGAGCTCAAAGCCAAGAGTTAAATGCTTTGACCAACGTGGTTCCGATTACGGCAATTACCTCGTCCGGACAAGCGGCGATCATCTCTTCACAGCAAACAGCGGCACAAAGTGAACAAACAACTGTAGCAGCAGGCGCAGCGCCGGTTATATTCGAGCAGAACAATTATTCGCCGGAAGCGTTGAGTGAAATCGAGATCTATCGCCAGACCAAGAATCAACTTTCGCAGCTCAAGTCCGTATTCGCCATTACGTAACGGCTATGGGCCCTCTCCGGGGGGCCCAAGGAGG